CTTTGATGAGTTGGCCGCTGCATTGGCCACGATTACGGCGGAAACCGGAAGTAGCACAAAGCTGGCAGTCACCGGCTTGCGGGCTGCCATTGCCGCCATCATCAAGCCAACAAAAGAAGCTTCTGATGTTGCTGCTGAGTTGGGGATTGAGTTCAACGCTTCTGCCCTGGAGAGCAAGGGCTTTGCTGGTGTGATGGAGGATGTAAAGGATGCGACCGGTGGTAGCACGGAGCTCATCACTAAGCTATTCGGATCTGTTGAGTCATTGCCGGTTGTTTTATCGCTGGCCGGCACGGCGTCAGATAAGTTTAACGAAAACCTGAAGCAGTTCGAGGACAATGCCGGTGCGGCCGCGAGTGCCGCTAACCAGTTGCAGGCCGATCTGGATAAGATCGTCCAGACCCTCAAAAACAACATTAACTCCGCCCTGATCGCTTATGGTTCTGCTCTTACGGATGAGACTCAGAGCATCGTCAAATCGATTACAAGTACCTTTAATTCGCTGGGAAATGAGATCCGCCTGGACGATGGTGCGTTTGCACCGATCCTGAACGGCCTGGAAGGCCTTGCACAGGATATCGACCAGAAGCTTCAAGTAATTGCTGAAAACTTCCCTGAAGCGCTCTCAGGGTTGGACTTCTCAGACCTGCTCGAATCTTTTGGCGATTTGGGTGACGAACTGGATGATCTGTTTGTGGGCCTGTTCGGCAACGTGGATCTTTCCACCGTGGAAGGCTTGCAGTCTGCCATGCAGCGTGTGGTGGATGCGTTCACCGCTCTGGTAAACATCTCGTCTGGCATTGCCGAAGGCCTTGAGCCTCTGTTCATCGCACTGGGCAGAGGTATTGAAGAGTTCGAATCTCTGGATGAAAGCGCCAAGAAATCCATTGGCGAAATGCTCGGCGTTGGTAAAGCCATTGATACCGTGTTGCCAGCCATTGGCGGCCTGGCCGGCGGCCTGGAGTCCATAGGTACCGGACTTACGGCGCTGGCCGGTGCGCAGGGCTTCAAGGCGCTGATCGGTAATTTGAACAGTGTGAAAACCATTGCGGCCGGTGCCGGAAAGTTCGGCCTGGTTGGCCTCGCTCTGGCGGGTGGCTATGGGCTGGGGCAGCTGATCAACGAGTACATCATCGGGCCGATCGAAGAGGAGTTTGGCCAGTCTATCGGTGGCTGGCTGTATGAGAAGTTCAACGCCGATGAGATCGCCAAGATTAACGGCAGTCTTGAGGGCGTTGGTAACCAGGTAGAGGCCACGGCTCGTGAAACCGATGAGCTTCGGGAGCTGAACGATCGCCTGGCAGAATCCTTGGATAACACCAAACAAGCGGCAGAGCTGGATATCGAGGCCCTGAATAACCGTGCTTCAGAGTTGGTGAAGAACTCTGCTGAACAGAAGGCCCTCAACGATTCACTCTCTGACTACAGCGGCAACCAGCGGGAAGTAACCACCGCGCTGGAGGAACTGAGTGATTCTGTTGAGAAAAGCGGCGGTGCCCTGGGTGAGGTTTCCCGCGCCACCAAAGAGCTTTCCGACAACAACCAGTCTCTCCAGCTGGGTTACGACGAAGCCACCGGCAAGATCAATTCCTTCTCTGGAACCATCGTAAAGTCTGGTAAGGCCATGGAAGACACTGCCAAGAAAACGGAAAAGGCAGTGGAGGAGTCGGAAAAATATCGCATTGAAATGGAAAAGATTGCCAGCAACGAACGGATCAAGAACATCGAGGCGAATATTTCCCTGGACATTGCAGAGGTAGAGGCCAACGCCAAAAAAGTCGAGGCCATTGCTGAGACCATCGGTACAACCTTCGAAAACACCGGGAAGGTAATCACTGAGCTCTTCGGCGGATTCGATGACGCCAGCCGTTCCACCCAGATCGACCTATCCAAACAGATCCGCCAGGAGAATGAATTCCGGCAACAGGCCCTGGATGACCAGAGCAAGCTGACCCAGGCCCAGGTGGATCTGATCAAAGAGAAAACCCGCCAGATCTCCCGGGGCGAATCCGCGCTCACTGTGAATGCGCCGGGGCTTGCGCCGCACCTGGAAGCGATCTGGTACCAGATCCTTGAGAACCTGCAGGTGAAGGTAAACGCCGAGGGCGAAGAAATGCTGCTGGGGCTTAGATCATGAATGTATCCATTACTGCACCGCTGTTTGATCTGGATGGGCATGTTCAGCTGTCGGAGGTGGACCAGGAAGGCCTGGTTGGTTTCGAACGCAGGAACAATCGAATACCGACTCTGGATGGCAAGGCGGCCATTCCGGACTTCGGCTATTCCGATGCCGATCGCACTTTTGATATCCGGTGGCCGGCTCGGAGCAAGTCTGTTGTTGAGAATGTCCGACGCATGGCGAAAACCTATAGCCGCCTGATTGTTGCTACTGAGGAAGGGTGCTTCATTGGCGCGCCGGGGCCGTTCAGCCTGAGTAACAACCAGGCACGAATCCAGATACTGATCGAAAAGAGGCTTGATCAATGAAAATCCGCGTTTCACTTGGCCAGACGCTGGCACAGGCTGTTCTTGCCGATCTGGCCTCCGGGGCAGGCACTGATCCGGTGATGGAAATCTATACCGGAAATATGCCCACAAGCCTTGGCAATACCATCACAGATACTCTGTTGGCCACGTTTACCCTGAGTTCCGCCGTGGGCACCGAATCTAATGGCGTAATTACCTTCAGCGGGTGGACCGATGAAGACTCGGCGCCCGATGCCGGCGATGCTGGTTGGGCCCGGCTGCTGAATAAGAGCGGTGATGAGGTGATGTATCTCCCGGCTGGTGGCTCCGGTAGCGGAGCGTCTGTGATCGTGAGCCCTGTAACCGTTGCCGCTGGTGAGCCGGTCAATCTGACTTCTGGTGTTATTCGGATGCCTGTCTGATGGCAAAGTATCCTGACCTTCTTGCAGCCCAGGCC